GATAAATGGGTTAAAGTACAACCAAGACTGGGAAACTCCTGAAGAATTAGCTTGGTTCATGGAAAACAACATAGACGATCATTCGGTTTATGATACATTACAAAAAAACTTAGGATAATCAAAAGGAAAGAATATGAAATACTTTATAACATCACCTAGCCAATTAGGCTTTGAAATTGTAATAGCTATGATATCTGCTGCATCTGAAGCAGTATCATACGAAATTACGCATACACCAACAGATAAGTCATTGGATCCGATCAACACAACTTTGATCATTCTCAAAACAACTGATGTTTTTAAAAGAGCATGTTCACAGGTTGTTTCAGAACTAAATGGGCCAGCAGGTTCGGTTAACATTGATGATTTTGTCATGCGTTGTAACTGGCAATCTACATATCAAAGCGAAGTAGATACAACAGGATATAACCAAGTTGTTGAATTAATTTATGACGAATATGTATTAAATCCGAGCATTATCTATACTGCTCTTGGATTAACTGCGCCTGTTCCCCCTGTTGTTGTCCCACCTGCAGTGTTGAACGTTGCTGAATATGATTATTCAATGATTACAAATTATGATGAGCTAGTTACGGCGTATGCTGAAGGCCAATCAACTGGCTTCATTAACGGATTTGAATTATTATAAAATTTACAGGGTTTGGTTGTTCGTGGATGTACGGGTCAGAATTAATTGATCCGTCTTTACCGGCTGAAGCTGTTGATGCTTTAGAAGGTGATTTGTATTGGCGGGAAAACAAAGATTATCGTGAGCAGAATTCCTTCCTAGGTCTGCTGGGAAAATCGATCAACTATTCAGAGCCTGGCAATACGATGCTTGGCATGTTCCATCAATTCATGGCCCATGTTCAAAATCCTCATCGCGACCACATCTACGTTTTCGCTCTAACCTCAGCCTCTCGTTATAGCTGGTTCAACAACACTGAGCATGACTGGGAGCATTCAACATGGATTGAGCATGATCCAGAGAATCCATGGCATCCGACCTTTAAGAATCACGTCGTAAATTCGGATTGCGATGAGCTTCATGAGCTAACCCATCGCTCGTACGGGACATCGATCATCAACACCTGCAAGCAAAATGATTTGAAATACGTGATGTTCAACGTGCTGCCGAACCCGAATACGATCAACGATTCAAATTTTCTCATGCCAGGTTCCAGCATGTACGACGCCCTTCAACGCGAGCAAAACAAAGGCAAGGTGAAATATTTCGCTTCAGGTGGTCATCCAAATGAAGCTGGCCACCGCTTCATCGCCACCTTGGTCAAAGAATTTATTGACACCGTATACCCATCTATGCTATAATACAGCATGAATCTAATAATCAATACAATTATGACTGCTTGGACGTCAGGTCACAAAACCAGAAACGCATCAAAGGGATGGGTTTCTGGTAACGCCCCGTGTTGCGTTCATAATGGTGAGACGGCAGATTCTCGTGGCCGGGGTGCTTTTATAGTTGAAGGCGATAGAATAAGCTGGCATTGCTTTAACTGTGGATTTAAGACAGGCTGGGCGTCAGGCTGGCATCTTGGGTATAAGATGCGGAAATTAATGTCGTGGATAGGCATTGATGAAGGTGAAATTAAGCGGATGGTATTTGAAGCCATGCGAGTTCGCGAGTACACTGGTGTTCACGATATACCAAAACAAGAAATTGAAATAAATTTTAAACCACGGGCATTACCAGAAGATGCTAAAACAATTGATCAGTGGCTACAATGGTATGCCATGTCATCTAGTCCTGATGATTATTCAAATGTACCGGATGATTTGTGTGATGTTATATCATACGCAGACAACCGCGGTTTATCTGAAGATCAAACTAACCAACTGTATTGGACACCTAAAAAAGGCCAAGCAGGTTTAAAAATGAACCGCAGAGTTATCATCCCATTCACATACGAAAATAAATTGATTGGATACACAGCTAGGGCTATCGATGCCGTAAAGATGAAGTATTATAACCAATACGAACCTAACTATGTGTACGGTATAGATACTCAAATCGATGATGCAATTGCCGTAATTGTAATGGAAGGACCATTGGATGCAGCCGTTATTAATGGCGTGGCGGTTTTGGGTAATGACATATCAGAAACACAAGTAGAGATAATCGAGCAATTGAACCGTGAAGTTATTGTAGTTCCTGATAAGGGCAAAGCGGGACAAAAGTTAATTGATCATGCTATTGAATACGGATGGAGTGTAAGCTTTCCTGAATGGGCAGATGAAAGCATAGATGATGTGAACAGTGCTGTTCAAAAGTATGGCAAACTCTTTGTTTTAAAGCACATTTTCCAAAACAAAGAGACATCTAAATTAAAAATTCAATTACTAAGAAAGAAATACAAATGAGAACATTATGGCTTATGTATGTACCTGGCTCTGCGGCGACAACGATCGAATCCCTAATCCGCAAATTTACAGATCTCCCAACTTTAAAAATACAGACGCAATTTCAACCTGATATAGATCTTAAAAAGTTCACATCGCATCATATGAAAAAGCAATTCCAACCAAATTCAATTGCTGAGATGGCACGAGGACCAGAACAAACTGCCGAGTTAAACTTTTGCTCGCCAAATTTTCCATGTACTGACGGCACCGGGCCTGAGCAAGTTGATTGGATTAACAGGAACAGCAAACCTGGCGATGTGAAGGTGTATCTCGGCCCACATTATTCTATCAATTTTTCACTATTAACGAGCATCAAATCGTGTGACACAATGGATGAATGGATCCGTATGCTTTTGCCAGGCAACGATGTATCGAAGTGGAATTCAAAATATGCGTCGATTGAAGCAATGGAAAAATGGGAACTTCGTGAATATCTGAGTTTAAACCTATTTGAATGGTGGACTGACCACATGACCGCGCAATTCACATATGCGAGAGATAAGAAGTTTAAATGTTATGACACTTTTGACGTATTTTTGAACGTTGGCAAAGTCGCAACTGAGATTATAACGGCGCTAGGTGGTAATATCATAGATTTCGACGGATTTTATCGGTATTGCGATGAGTGGACGGAAGGCCAAACTGCTATTCTTGATCAATATGCTCAATATGACCTGTATAGAAATGATATATTGAATAATCACGATTCAGATGTTATAATAAATAACATAGTCCTAGAAGCATTAATCCAGTCCACGTTGCGGGATAATGGTATCGAATTAAAATGCTTTGGTCTCAATGAATTTCCCAATCCTAGAGATTTGAAATCCTTTATGGAGAAACAATTTGAACTACACTAAGGAAATCCAACATCTGTTCTTAGAAATGATGTTGGAAGACGCTCAATCTTTTGTCCGCGTACAAAATATTTATAACGTAGAAAATTTTGATAGATCACTGCGATCAGCCGCTGAATTTATTGGACATCATTGTGATGAATACAAAGCGATGCCGACTCGTGAGCAAGTCAAAGCTGCCACTACAGTCGATCTTAAAGCAGTGCCTGATATTACTGAAGAACATTTTGATTGGTTCTTTAAAGAGTTCGAAGGCTTCACTAAACAACAAGAATTGAATCGTGCCATTTTATCAGCTTCTGACTTGCTAGAAGAAAATGATTATGGGCCTATTGAAAAATTAGTTAAAGATGCACTTCAAATCAGTCTAACAAAAGATATGGGCACTGACTATTTTGAAGATCCGTTAGCACGATTGAAAACATTGAAGGATAATAACGGACAGTGTTCGACTGGCTGGCCAACACTGGACAAGCGACTGTTTGGTGGAATCAACAAAGGCGAATTGAACATCTTCGCTGGCGGTTCAGGCTCAGGTAAATCGTTAGTGATGCAGAACTTAGCAGTTAACTGGATCCAACAAGGTTTAAACGGTGTCTATGTTAGTCTCGAGTTAAGTGAAGAACTTTGCTCGATGCGTATTGACTCGATGATTTCGGGATTCGCAAGCAATCAAATCTTTAAAAACTTGGACGATGTAGAGATTAAGGTCAAAATGTTTGGTAAGAAATCTGGCGACCTACAAATCAAATATATGCCAGCTCAATCAAACGTGAATGATATTAGAGCATACTTGAAAGAGCTACACGTTAAGACGGGTAAGAAGATTGACTTCATTATAATTGATTACTTGGATTTGATCATGCCTGTATCAACAAAAGTATCGCCGAGTGACTTGTTTATTAAAGATAAATATGTTAGCGAAGAATTGCGTAACCTAGCAAAAGAGTTAGACATTTTATTTGTTACCGCTTCGCAGTTAAACAGGTGTTTAACATTAGATACGGAAGTTGAAGAAAAGTCGAAAGGTATTATTCAGATGCGTGATATCACTGTTGGTGATTATATTGTTGGGGAAACTGGTTATGTTAAGGTACGAGAAGTCTTGCCTGTCACAAAGCAGTCTGTATATAAGATTCGAACTAAATCTGGTAAAGTTATATTATGTTCAGCAAAACATCAATTTCCAACAGATACGGGATTACGGAGTATTAATGATGGACTTCAAAAAGGAAGCAAGTTACTGGTTGCAGATAAAAAATGATTATCCTAGACGGTTCACTCAAATAATTAAAAAACAACATAATGAATTTTATGTATATATTAATGATAATTACAATGGAACTACATTTTCTGAGCGATTATATAATTATATAAATCCTATTGCGAAGACGTGTGATCATTGTGGAGATAGCAATTTACGGTGGTTGGATTTCAATAGAGGATACGCCCAATTTTGTTCAACTAAATGTTTATCACGATCTAACCACCGTAAAGAATTAACTAAACAAACTTGCTTGGCTCGGTACGGGGTCGATCATTATTCTAAAACAGATAGATATAAGAAACAATTCAAATCTTCGTGCCAACGCAAGTATGGCGTGGATAATCCTGGTCAGATATCTGAATTAAAAGAAAAACGTGCCCGAGCGAAACAACGAACATTTTTTAACAATCTGCTAGATGACATTGATGGAATATCATTACCATTATTTGATTTTTCACAATATAATGAGGTTAGGGAGGTAAAACCATGGTCTTGTATAAAATGTGATAATATATTTGATAGTCACGTCTTCAATAAATTACCTAAATGCCCAACATGTTATCCGACAGCCCAATACGGCGGTCAAAGTAATATAGAAAAAGAAATACTATGTTATATACGATCGTTGTATGCGGGTGAGATTATTAACAATACAAGAGATATAATCTCACCAAAGGAACTTGATATATATTTGCCTGAGAAACATTTAGCGATTGAAGTATGTGGTGTTTACTGGCATTCTGACAGAAGACAACCTGATAAATTTTATCATCAAAAAAAGCAACAACAATGTGAAAAATTAGGAATCAAGCTGTTGACTATACTTGACTATGAGTGGAATAATAAACGCTCTATATGTGAAGCTATCATTAGGCATAATTTAGGATCAACATCTCGGAACTTGAATGCTCGTGAGTGTGAGATTAGGCCAGTGTTAGTTAAAGATGCTAGGGTATTTTGTGATTCGCATCATATACGGGGGTTTAATAGGGCATCTGAACATCATGGGTTATATTATGGCGATGAATTAGTATCATATATGTCAATTAGCAAGGATCGGTTTTCGAAATCTGACAAGTATGAAATTATTAGATTTTGTTCATCATGCAATGTGCGTGGCGGGTTTTCTAAATTGACATCATATGTAAAAAAGCGTTATAATACTATTATAAAATCGTATGTTGATTTGCGATGGGGCGATGGCCACTCATATGAAAAAATGAATTATAGAATTGTCGGGGAAACGACGCCATGCCATTGGTATTTTGTGAATAACATTATGTATCATAGATTGGCATTCACTAAAAAGGTATTAGTTGAACAAGGCAATGATAGTTCAAAAACAGCGTTTGAAATAATGGATGACAATGGGGCGTTACGCTTCTGGGATTGCGGAGTAAAAGTATATGAAATTTAATGATGAAATTGTAGAAATTGAATACATTGGCGAAGAAGATACTATTGATATCAATGTATCAGGTAATAAACTATTTTACGCTAATGATATTTTAACACATAATTCATCTGTTGACGAAGTAGAATTTGATCACAGTCACATCTCAGGTGGTATTTCCAAAATCAATACAGCTGATAACTTGTTTGGAATCTTCACTTCGAGAGCGATGCGAGAACGCGGTGTGTATCAGCTTCAGCTCATGAAGACGCGATCGAGTTCTGGTGTAGGTCAGAAAGTTGATTTAGGTTTCAACATTGAAACACTACGTATCACTGATATTGGTGAAGATGCCCAGGATCACGGAGCGGCACCGGTGTCGGATATTATGAAGAAAATCAAAGGCAAAGAAGGTAATGATGAGCATGAACCTGTCCATGTCAAAGCGGACATCCAAGGTCAGAAATTACGTGGTATGCTAGACAAAATTCGAAATTAACGAACCGTTACATCAAGTACACGATTGAAATTTTTAACGATTTTTAACACTTCGTCTTCGGACGTATACCGCAATTTAGCGAATGGTATTTTTCCTATTGTAACCTTATTGGTTAATGTATGGTGCCCGCACTTAGCAAACAGTGATTGATTCGTGTAGAAAAATTCGTGTACATCTTTTAAATGTTGATCAGCATTATCTGTGTTGTAAAATTTTATGTCAAAATCAGTTGAGTAATGATCCATTTGACAAACCCCGCCAACCTCAACGTGCGCATCATCATCAATCATTAAGTCTTCAATTGTTTTCCCAACATCACATTGTGAAAAGTACGCTGTACCGAATTCAAAATTACAGGTAAACAGATCGTAGTCTTCATCAGCCAACACCTTGTCTTTTGGCAAATCATACCAGGGCACACGGATTCTAGGTTCAGCTTTCTTTTTAGTATGTTCGGTTCTATGAACTAAGATATTCAATCGGTGCAATAACGTGCGGAGTTCAGTAGGTTTATCATTCAGGAAGTGGCCGGGCTCACGCCACGCCTCCAATACACCGTGGTACACTTCGAATTTATGATGCAAATAATTCAATGTATCTTGATTCAATGTATCATCCATCCATAGATTGATCAATCCTGGCGAATGTATGTTGATTTCGTCAACTGTTGAGTTAATTTGATCAATACATGCTTCTTTATCCCATTCGTTGTTTAAAAAATAAAATTGATTATCTTCGGATATTGGATAATTATTGCGTTTAGCGCACTCCAATCGTTCTATCCATTTATCGCCCATACCATTTTGTATGAAATCGAGCGTTAGTTCATGAGTTATATTGTGATCGGTTGAGCTTAGTGTAATAATCATTGTTTTCATACTGTATTTACACGATTAATTCTTTCTACGATTTAAATGATTTTACTAAATACCGTATGCGTAGGAAAACAAAATCACTTCTAGAAGAACTAGATAAAATGGCTGTAAAACGTGACAAGGTGCACGTTTTAGAGAATCGAGCGAGCAATATTATCGATTCGGCCATCCGCCTCATTCAATCAATTCACGAAAGCTATGACGAAGACGTAGCACAAGATTTAGAGAAGCGATTATTGAACTCTATTCGAACACAAGACCCGCGTAAATTCAACCGTGGTATTAAGAAGGTACGATGATGGATTTTGAATACTGGGCAGAAGATGATCTTTTCGAAGGATTGGAAGATAAATGGCTTGAAAAAAAGAGCTATGAATCTGCTGAACCATCTAGTGATCGTAAGTTCAGTTTTATCAGAGGCGAGCTATTAGAAGCTAGGTATATTAGAATTGAGCGGAATGCGGCCGGCCATACAATGGCTGACATTAGCGAAACATTTTTTGAACACATGCTCATGCTTCAACAGCTTCGGTATGAAAATCCAGCAGAAGCGCAAGCTTATGCTGCGAAAACATTGAGATTTTTTGATTTCAGTGCTATTAGGGGTGGAGCAACTGATCTACATAATTTAGCGGCGATCATCATGAACCCAAGCAAGTTCGCCGATACCGTTGGATCAGCTGGTAATATTGGCATTCCAGAAATGCAATTCAAGCGTTGGTTGCGTGATATCAAAGCTGACAAATTCCAACCTACCTTGGACAGAAATTTCTTCTTCAAAACAGAAAAACAGCTAGGCATTCAGTCTAGTATTTTGAAGCGGATGCGTCGAATCACACAAGAGTACAGTTTAGCTACACCAGGCGAACGTAAGATGGTAGCGACTAGATTGATGTTACATTTCCGTCAAGATCGTCGATATATGAGTGACATCTTCAAGCCATGGGCAGATACTACGAAGAATAAGAAAATGGTTCCTGAACTTGATGACTTAGATAAGGCTAAAGACAAAGGCTTCAAAGTCCCAACATGGGCGAAGGCTGCGGCAGCCGTGGCAACAGGATATTACGTAGGATCAAAATTAAGTGATGTTATGATGTGAGATTTTAAATTAGCATTGCATAACCCGTAGTTTTTTTCGTTCTTGCATAAATAATAACAAGTAGAAACAAAGACTTTCTACATTTTTTGGAGAATATAAAATGGCTGAATTAGCAAAAGCACACCCAGCGTCTATCACAACAGGCGTAGAAATGGTAGGTCCAGACCTAACATTCGTTACAATCACATACCCTGCAACAATGGCAGCAGAAACAAACGGTTCAGGCACAGCCCTAGCTGGTTTGGCGGCTGTTCAACAAGTTGTAGCTAAACGCAATAGCATCGTTGCTGTTGGACCTTTGTTCACAACTGGCACACAACAAACTTTCGCTCTTGAAAACGGCGTAGCAGATCCTGTTCAGTTCGACATTGATCTTACTGCTGACATCGTAGCTTTGGCTGCTAACTATGGTACACAAACTTTGGTTGGTACAACAGTAGCAGTTCGTGCCTTAGAAATTGCTTAATTAAATTTAAGAATTGACATTTAGAACCC